ATGATCGACGGCAATCCCTTTTCCTCTCAAGAGCCATCCAAGCCCACTTGTTTTGCCATTCCAGGCCTCGGCCTGGTTGTCCTTGTTGTGACGGCCATGGCGGTCGGCATCGGCCTCGGTGAGCTTTCCCGGCTGATTATTGGCTGACCAATTTCAATAGGATTTTAGACATGAGTAACGAGCAGATTGAACCTATCAATCCTTACGATGATCTCTGGGGGCAAACGCTATGCCAACCCATCACACCGGAGACTTACGAGCTGCTCACAACGAGTGGTCTTTTCGACGCGCCCGTTAATCGCCTCAATCCTTCGGTGAACGGGTTAAAAGTTCTTCTGGCCTTGGCTCATTGGTCCGCGAGAACTGAAACGCCGGCACCGAGACATACCGAACTGGAGTTCATCTACAACTCCGGCTTCAACGAGGCGCTGTTCGCGGTTTGCTGCGCCCTGACCGGCAAGAACGCGGATGAACTCTCAGACTACTTTGTTGATGATCATCACTTGAAAATGTTGAAGCTTTTTGGCGGCGGCCAGTGCGTCGTCAATGAATTGCTCCGTGAACTTGGCATCAAGGTTCACCCGGAAGCAGAAGACCGGAGGTCGGCATGAACGGCCTTTCAGAGTTCGACGATCTCACCGACTTCGAAACCGAAGCTGAATGCCCGAACTGTCACGGCACCGGCTTTGTCCATGACTGCTTAGAGGAATTTGCCTGCATCGACCCAGAAAGCGGCTGTGAGCTTTGCAAACACCGCTGCGATTGGTGCGACGGCAAGGGATAAGCGGGAACACCTCATGACCTTCAATCCACATAATGAACAAGAACGGTTGATGATGATGACGGCCTGCGCCCGCAAGTCGGTCCAGATGCAGTTTTCGCATTTGCCGATGGAGTTCATTGTCACCCCGCCCCATCGAATGTTCGACGCCTATCTGGCCCGGCATATCGTCATTGCCATTTTGAACATGCGGTTCCAGATCCCGCGCAAGCGCATCGGCCTCCTGTTCGGATTTCAAAAGAAAGTCGTGGCCCGCGCCTGCCTGGGCGTGAAACGGCGGCGAGATGTTCCGGTTTTCGATGCCGTGTACGTCGCCCTGGCTGATCGGGCTGCCCGGTTCTTTGAACAGGAGCTAGGCAGCGTCATTGATGACACCCAATTTCATGAGGAGCGCGCGTAAATGGCTGACCTCAAGACAATTTCCCTTTCAAGCATTCTGCTCGGTGACCGCCTTCGTGATATTGACGAAGGTCACGCAGAAGCAATCGCGGCCTCCATCTCCGCCCAAGGCTTGATCAACCGGATTACGGTTCGGTCAACGCCTGCAGCCAAAGGCGGCTCTTACACAATAGTCGCCGGTGCCCACCGGTATAGGGCTTTCCAGATCCTCGAACTTTCCGAGATCGATTGTGTGGTGGTCAAGGCTGGCGCGGAAGAGGCTCAGCTGATTGAAATTGCAGAGAACCTCTACCGCAATGAGCTGTCCGTTATCGACCGCGCCCTTTTTGTCGAAACATACCGCGAGCTTTGGGAAAAGAAGCACGGCGAGATCAAGCGCGGCGGTGACACAGGTTCAAATTGCCAAGTTGGCAATTTGGTATTCGCCGGAGAGCGTGAGCTAACAGAACATGTAAAAGACCGTTTGGGATGGTCTGAACGCAAGATCCGCCGCCTACACCAAATCGCGCACAATCTGCACCCGCATGTGCGGGCAGCGCTCCGCAACACCCCGATTGCCGACAATCAGGCCCAGCTGCTCAAGCTCGCCAAAATGGAACCGAGCCAACAGCAGCGGGTTTCCAAAGCGATCGCAAAAGGAGTGGAATTTTCCGAAGCCGTCTCCCTCGCCAGCAACAAGCCGAAGATTGAGCCTGACAAGGATCTGATTTCCTTTACCGCGCTCAAGAACGCTTGGGACAAGGCAACGCCGGTGGCGCGGGCACAATTCCTGAATGAGGTTGCCGCTAGCACCTCCGAACAGGAGGCCGCGTGATGCCCCGTCAAACCCCTGATCAGTTCGACCTCTTTGAAGAAGCTGTCTTTCCGGTCCGCATGCCGGTGACTACCATCGACATTGACCGGTTCCGATCCCGCATCAAGCGGGCAATGGCTCGGGCCATTCGCGAATGCAATCTGGATCGGGCGACTATTGCCGCCCGCATGGCGAAGTATCTTGGACAGGAAAGCCTCTCCAAATCCACGCTCGATGCCTACACGGCGGAAAGCAAGTCCAGCCACGACATTTCACTTGTCCGGTTTCGCGCCTTTGTGCGGGCCACGGACGCTGCGTGGCTTTGGGACGAGATTGTCTGCGAGGACGGCCTGACCCTTTTGCAAGGGGATGAAGCGCGCCTCGCCGAGATCGCCCGCCTGCAACAGGACCAAAAGGCAATCGGCCAGAAGCTCAAATCCCTTCGCTCCACTCCGGTGGATATCAAAAGGGGGCGGGCATGAAAGAGTGGTTTTCCTTCGCGGAACTGGCAGAGGCCAGATTGCCTGACATGCCTCACAGCGTTCGAGGGCTTTTGAAAAGAGCCAAGAAGGACGGCTGGACGGAGAAGTCCCGCCTTGTTCCCGGCAGCACCAAATCCGTACAGGAGTTCCATGTCTCCCTATTGCCGGGACCGGCGCAACTTCGTCTCGCGCTTCTCATGGAGCCTGCGGCGAATGACGAAGAAGATCCGCAGGCAGACGCCCGCCGGAAACTCTGGGACCGGTTTCACGGTCTTTCAGAGGCACAAAAACGGGTCTGCGAAGAGCGTTTAAAGACCCTCCAAGCGGTGACAAAATTCGAAGTGGCGGGCCTCAAGTCCGCTGACGCGATCAAACGCGCGGCAAAGACAGCCGGGGTCAGCACGGCCACCGTTTACAATTGGCGCTCTCAGGTCCTTCACCATGAGCGCGAGGACTGGCTTGCGGCCCTTGCGCCATCGACAGCCAAGGCAATCGAGTTTGCCGAGTGTCATCCCGATCTGTGGGAGATGCTGAAATCCGACTATTTGCGACCGGGGAAGCCGGGATTTTCTGCCTGCTATCGCCGGGTCGAAAAGTTCGCAAAGGCAAACGAGTTTGTGCCGTTCCCGTCCGAGCGGTCCTTGCGCCGCCGCCTCAATCACGAGGTACCCAAATCGGTCCAGACAATGGCGCGCGAGAGCAAGGACAAGGCAAAGACCCTTTACCCTGCGCAGCGCCGGACGCGCTCACATATTCACGCCATGCAGATGGTCAACATGGACGGGCACACATTCGACGTGTTTGTCCTGTTCCCCGGTCGCAAGAAGCCCTCGCGTCCCTGCCTTGTAGCCATTCAGGACCTGTTTTCCGGCAAGATCATCGGCTGGCGCCTGTCCGAAACGGAAAACAAGGAAACGGTCCGCCTGGTTATTGGTGACGTGGTTGAGACCTACGGCATCTTTGAAGACATCTATCTCGATAACGGACGCGGTTTTGCCTCCAAGTGGATCTCGGGCGGCGCAAAGAGCCGGTTCCGGTTCAAGGTGAAGGACGAAGACCCGGACGGCCTGCTGACTACGCTTGGGGCGAAGGTCCATTTCACGACGCCATATTCGGGTCAGTCCAAGCCGATCGAACGGGCGTTTCTGGATCTGACCGACACGATCTCCCGCCATCCCCTTTGCGCCGGGGCCTATACGGGTCGCAGCCCGCAGCACAAGCCCGACGACTACATGAGCCGGGCAATCCCCTTTGAAAAGTTCAAGGCTTTTATTGCTGCCCGCATTCGCGATCACAACGCGCAAGACGGCAGAACGGCAGCAAACTGCAAGGGGCGATCTTTTGACGAAACGTTTCGTGCCTCCATGGAAGATCAGGCCACAATCGTCCGTGTTGCCTCCCCTTCACAACGGGCGCTTTGGCTTCTTGCCTCCGAAGCGATCAAGACACGGCCCGGCAACGGGCGGATCGAGTTCCAGGGCAACCGCTACTGGTCGGAAGAACTCACACAATATGCCAGCAAGGACGTTGTCATTCGTTTTGATCCGGACAACTTCCATCAGCCGGTCAAGGTTTATGACCTCAACAACCGGTTCATCTGCGATGCGGACTGCGTTCACGATGCAGGGTTCAACGATCAGGATGCAGCAAGGGATCACAGCCGCGCCCGCCGCGCCTTTCTCAAGCACCAGAAGGAACTCAAGGACCTTCATGTGCAGCTGTCCGCGCAAGAACTGGCAACGCTCTATGAAAGCGTCGACGAACCGGTCGCCGAGCCAGAGCCGATCCATCCGGCAGTAACCCGGCTTATCCCGAACGCCCTTGCCGACCGCAAGGAGCAGAAGCTTCGGGAGAGCGAAGAAGCCGAAAACCAGTCAACCGAATTCGAGGACAAGTTTTCCCGCGCCATGTCGTTGGTCGGGTTCGGCAATGTCCTCGATTTTCCGGAGCAAAGCTCCGACCAAACTGAGCCGAAAAGTAGTGAGTACGGTTCCGAAAAAAGAAGGCGGGGCTGACCAGAGCCCCGCCGGAAATGATCGCATCAGGTGAGTTGCGGTCAAGAAACCAAAGGAACCATAAATGAACACCCAAAGCGCCACAAGCATCAGCGCAAAACAATCTTGGGACGGAGAACGGCAGACACCGGCCCTTACAGACAATCGCACCGAAGCGGACATCCGCGATTGGACTGATCTGACAGAACGTGTCCGCAGCCTCGGAATAGAAAGAGGGTGGAGTCAGGGCGAAGTCTCCAGACGTTGCGGCGTTGCCTCTAGCACATTCAATCCGTGGTTCTTGGGCAAATACCCAGGACGGCTGGGCACCGTCAACCAGAAGATGCGCAATTGGCTCGATCAGGTCGCAGAAACACAGGACATGATCGCGCTCATTCCCTCCTCCCCGGACTACGTGAAAACGCGCCTGTTCACCGAGATTTTTTCAACGCTCGCATGGGCGCAGGCGACCGATGACGTGGCGGTCATCACGTGCGCAGCCGGTGTCGGCAAGACGGCAACCTGCGAACGATACCGGGATGCACGGCCAAACGTGTTCATGGCGACCATGTCGCCGAACACAAAAACGCCTTATGCGATGTTGATTGAGATAGCCGAGGAACTGGATGTTCAAGAACATAACCCGGCCAAACTCGGACGGGCCATCGGGCGCAAACTGGAACGGGCCGGTGGCGGCACGTTGTTGATCATCGACGAAGCCCAGAACCTTCATGATGACGCGATCAACCAGCTGCGACATTTCTCGGACAAGAACAAATGCGGCCTTGCCCTCGTCGGCAATAACGAGATCTACGACCGCTTCACCAAAGGCAACAAAGCCAACCGCTCCTATGACCAGCTCAAGAGCCGGTTCGGCAAACGGATCGAGCGAGACAAGCCATACGAGGAAGACATTCTCGCATTCATCTCGGCATGGGGCGTGCGGGAAGAAAAGGCGGTGCGTGAGCTTAAGGGCATTGCCCTCAAGGGCGGCGCGCTTCGCCAGATCGACAAGACCATGAAGCTGGCCACCATGATTGCGCTCGGTGATGGGCGCGAAGAGGTGACAGTTACCGATATCATGGCCGCGTGGAAAAACCGCAATGTGAACGAGGCTGCCCTATGACAACCTCCCTCGCCACAGAACTCAGCATTCTCCGCCGCGATGTTGCCGCCGATCTTGCCGACTGGCCCGTCCTCAAGCCGTTCCTTGGGCGGTTGGATCTTCGTCTCCATGCCGCGCAGCAGATGGCGTTTTCCATGGAACAGGAACTTCACGCCCACCGTGTTGGAGAGATCAACCGCGCCTGCGTGAAGGCAATGCAGGAAGAGCTATACGGCGCTGTCGGTCAGCCCACTGCGGACGTGATTGATCTGTCCGAACATCTCAGGCGTGGATGGCCTACGCCTCCAACCGGGGGGGATGCAGCATGACTTCCACTGGCTATTGGACGCGGCGGGAACTGGCAATGTTGCTCGGCTTCGATCGCATGGGTGAAACAGTCAATGAGATCGCCCTTGAAATGGGTCGCAAGCCGCTTGAAGTCGCGCAAGGTATCGAGAAAGCCCACGCCCTGATCACTGAACCCAAAGAGGTTCCGAAGGCAGGCAGACGCCCCCCACTGAGGCGATATGGAAAACCCGTTCCGGTTCCGATCCCAACCTCTCCCGCGCAACAGCTCTTGGACGATACACAAGACGCCGCTGCCAGGCTGAAAGAAATGCAGCTGACCCGGCAGATTTTGAAGGACGTAACCGGAAAAGACTATGGCGCCCCGGACCCAAGCCGGGTTGCCAGCCAAAAGAACCCCTCTGAGCATTCAGGAGATAGACAATGACCGCAGCCGCACTGGAAACCACGCCCGAAGCCAACGCCGCAAATGACGGCGTGCAGGATATTGGCGGGAAGCAGTACATGGTCGACGCCAAGGGGAACCTTGTTCCTCTGGAACTGGTCAAACCGCAGGACAAGCTGGAAGACGAGACAGTCCGCAAGATCATGAAATTCGCGAGCGAGCTGTCGGCGCAGATTGCCCGGTTCAAGGGGCACACCTTCACCGACCTCGGTGAGTTCGACGCTCTTCTGGAACAGGAGTATGGAGAGCAACGCGGCGGCAAAAAAGGGAACCGGACTTACATGTCATTTGACGGTTGCCAAAAGGTCACCGTTCAAGTTGCCGACTACATTGATTTCGGACCGCAACTCCAGACGGCCAAAACCCTCATTGACGAGTGCCTGATTGAATGGGCGGCTGATAGCCGCCCTGAGATCCGCGCCATCGTCACACGCGCCTTCAACACCGACAAGGAAGGTCAGATCAATAGGTCTGAAATCTTCATGCTCCTGCGCCTGGAGATCGAAGACCAGCGCTGGCAGAGGGCCATGGGCGCGATCCGGGATGCGATGCGGGTTACAGGCTCTAAAACCTATGTCCGGTTCTACCAGCGCAAGGCTCCGGACGCCGAATGGCAGAGCGTCACGATCGATTTGGCAAAGGCCGCATGACATGTCCCGCCTCGCCAACACCGCAGATGGGTGGAGTGAGGTGACAAATCTGCGCCGTCGCCGGGATGAACTCCAGGCGAAGGCGCACCGGCTCCGGTTTCGCCGGGGCGTCCAGCGCCTTTTGAATGAAGAACTACAACGAACGACCACCGAGCTTTTGAAACGGGAACTGGAAGCCAAGACGAAACCGGAACCGCTCGGGGATGCTGGTCCGGTTGGTGACCAGATCCAACCAAGGCTTCCTTACAAGGATTGAAACGATGAGCGAGCCCGTTGTCCTGCAAATCATGCGGACGTCAGCTGACCTCATGGAACACATGGCGGAAAACCCGGCTTGCGATGGCCGTACCCGGCACATCCTTCTGATAGTCGCGCGCGATATCAGAACGAGCGCAACCCGCATTGAGGACACGCAACAGCCGGTCACTATGCCGGGACCAGATACCGATGATTGGTCCTTTACCGGTCATGGAGGTGTCTAACATGGTCGCTTTCAATTTCATGGCAGAATTTGCCGAACCGGTTGAGCGAGGCAAGAAACGCCAATCCATACGCCAGACCCAACGCTGCAGGGTTGGTGACAAAATCCAGCTCTACACCGGGCAAAGAACCAAGCACTGCCGGAAGCTTTCTGTGATCGACCCGGTTTGCACGGAAGTCACGCCGATTATTCTCGGGAACCCGGAACTTACCATTCCGATTAGGCTCGGCGAACTTGAACTATCCAGCGAACAGCAAATCACCGCCTTCGCTAAGGCTGACGGCTTCACGTCCTATCGGGACATGTATGTATTTTTCCGTCTGCGTTATCGGGCCACTTCCTTTGTTGGTTTTCTTCACAAATGGGATTGGTTGCAACCGACCAGCGTCGGCATCGATTGGGCTATTGGCCGCGACGTGGGAGCCGCCTCATGACCAGCATCCAGATTTTGAAGATTGCCCAAAAGCAACTCGGCCTTGATGACGACACCTATCGGGACAAGCTGGAAGCGCTCACCGGCAAGCGTTCCGCCCGCGATCTGAGTGAACGGGAACGGCAGAAGGTCTATATGGCCTTCCAGGCGGATGGCTTTGTTCCCACGCGCCCGGCACCTAAGGCAAACCGGGCGACCGGCAAGTTTGCACCCAAACTGCAGGCACTCTGGATCGCGGGTTGGAACCTTGGTGTGTTCAGGAACCGCACCGACAAGGCCATGACGGCGTTCCTCAAACGCCAGACCGGCATTGATCATTCGCGGTTCCTCCATCATGGCGAGGACGCGAGGAAAGTCATTGAAGCCCTCAAGGCATGGATCATACGGGAAACACAGGCACTAGACCTGTTCACGTTCAACAAGTTTCACCCGCCGATCCTGAATGATCACCGTTACCAGATCGTCCAGCTCCAATGGGGCCTGTTGGCTCAGGCCAACCGGCAACCGGGCACACTGGCAGGCTTCCTGCAATCTGAGTTCCGCATTGACCGCCCGCTCTCTGCCCTCACCGACCGGGAGTGGATCGACATCATGAACCGGCTCGGCGAATTGGTGAGAGGGATCGGAAAATGACACCCGAAGACCTCCCCGGTTATCTTGGCGAGATCGCAGAGGCGGCAGGCGTTGACGCCGCCCTCGCGCTCGCCAAGGCGCGGGGCGGAACCCGGATCGATATCCCTGCAAGGGTCACTGAGGGGCATTGGCTGGTCGAAGTTGTGGGTCGTGAAGCGGCTGATCAAATCTGTGACTACTTCCGAACCTTGTCAGCAGAGCATCGGGAAGCCGGGGTTCGCCATATCGTGATCCCGCGGGGTCCGGTGGCGATCATGAAGCAAGCACAGAAGCAACTTGAACAAGAGCTTCTCGCAGGAGCAAGCCCCCGCGCTGCTGCCCGCGCGGCTGGTCTTTCCGAGCGAACGGCATTCCGGGCGCAAAAGCGATTGCGCGACAAGAGAAAAAAGAACGGCACCGGCGAGCCGGAAGCCAAACAGCTAAGCCTGTTTTAAACACCGCTTATCGGGCCTTGAAGTCCTGTTACTGACAGTTGACAGCCCCGGCGATTTTCGAAAATCCCCAATCTTGAGCGCGAACTTGATCACCAGAACTCAGGTGCGCGCACATGTCCAAAACGGTTGCCCTTCTCAAAGCTGGCGGCGGCAAGTCTGCCGACAATTCTGGCTTGGAGCTTGCCGCGCGGCGGCTCGACATTGAAGTCGAGGTGCTCCTTGCGATTGATGAAGTGGAAAGCAAGGGCCGCGCTTTCGATGACAAGGGCCGTTTGATCATCCTCACGGAAAAGCATGTCTTTTGGCGGGAGCTGTCGAAGGCCTTGCGTGGCAAGGCAAGCCGCATGGGATTGGCCACCCCGAAGTGGTCCAGGAACAACTACAAAGGCTTGGGGGGCGCTGGCTCGGACAAGCGATGGGACCGTCTGGACCAAATGGCTGGCCTGGACGAAACGGCGGCGCTCAAGTCGGTCTCTTACGGAGCCTACCAGATCATGGGCTTCAACCACGGACTTTGCGGCTACGCGTCGGTGCAGGACTTTGTTGTCGCCTTTGCGCAATCCGAGGAAATCCAGCAGGAAGGGTTCATTGTCTTCCTGAAAAAGGTTGGATTGCTGCAGGCTCTTCGGGAAAAGGATTTCCAGCAGATCGCCCGCCGATACAACGGTTCAGGTCAGGTGTCATATTATGCCGGGCACATGCAGGCGGCCTATAACCGCTTGATCGCTGCGCGCGGTAAAGTCCGAACTATCTCGGACACCAAGACGGAGTTGAGGCTCGGCTCAAAAGGCCGGAAGGTATCAGCTCTGCAGGAGCGCCTTGTCGAACTTGGGTATCACCTGAAAGTCGACGGCGATTTCGGTCCTGCAACCCGCAGGCAAGTCGTCGCCTTTCAGGTTGATCATGGCCTTGCGGCTGAAGGCATTGTCGATCCGCAGACGGTAGAGGCTCTGGAAACGGCTCTTCCAATCAATCTTCAACCGGGCGGCACTCGCGAAAACCTTACCGTAAAGGACTTGCGACAAGCCGGTTCAAAAACCATTCGTCAGGCTGACAATCTCACCCTGATCGGCGTTGGCGCGGCTAGCATTGGCGGGGTCGCTGAAACGGTTCGCGGCCTTGAAGGTGTCGCCGGATTGGAGGCCTTGAAAGGTTTCTCAGGGCTCATTCAGGACATCGCCGGTCTTGTAGCGCCGGTCCTCGGTCTGATCAGCGACAACAAATGGCTGGCGCTGATTGCCATCGGCGGGGCGGTGTTTTTTATCGCCCGCCAGATCAAGCTTCGCCGTCTCCATGATGCGAAGGAATGGAGACATGTCGGATGAGCTTCCTTCTCTCCCTTGCCCTGAAATTCCTGTCGGGCGGTGCCGTTGACAAGGCATTGGACTACCTTCGGGCGGACGCAGCCCGGAAAAACGGCGAAGCCAAGATCCGGGCGGAGGTGACAATCGCCGAGATCGAGGCGGCTGTCGCCCACACCAAGGTGATGGCCGACCTTCAGAAAGCCAAATTCCAGCATCTGCCCTACTGGATCTTTGCCGGTGTGTTCGTGCTTCCGCTCGGACTTTGGTGGTGTGCGGTCATTCTCGACAGCGTGTTCCTGTTCGGATGGGGCATAGCCAGTGTGCCGATCCTGGAGGAATGGGGCGGCCAGATGATCAGCTGGATTTTCTACACCGGCACCGCCGTTGGTGCCCTCAAGATGTTGCGATGAGGTGATTGATGAGCACGGAGGCTGCGTGCCCGCGATGCGGGGATGAGATTGACCCGGAACAGGCGTTTTGTCCGAGCTGCTGCGACAGCCATGATTACGTCAATCACGGAAACGGATTGTGGATCTGCACCCTTTGCGATGGCGCAGATCCGGATAATTCGGAGGCCGTCGATGTTTGAGTGGATCAAAGGTCTTGAAGCCGCATTCGGACTTGCCGGCGCTTTGTTCGGCAGCATCGCTTTGATCGTGTCCTGGATTACTCGCGGCTCAAAGGCCAATGCCGTGTCGATCGCCAAACTGGAAACAGAGCAAAAGGATCTGTGCGATCGCATTTCGGATCTGGAAAGGGTCATCCGCAACCAGCCGACCAAGGACGATTTTCACAAGCTGGAAATGGTCATTTCCGAGCTGAACGGCAACATCGGCAAGGTGACCGTGAAGCTGAACGAGGTCGACCACCTCTCTAAGCGCATTGACGATTTTCTTCGAAACAGGAGATCTGGAGCATGAGCCTCTCCGAACAATATCGGCGAGACGAGGAGCTGAACGCCCGTCTGACTATCCTGAAGGCCGTCCATGAAGAACAGGACCACCAGCTGAATGACATTCTCATTCAAAAGCGGCTGGACTACTTCGGGCACCGCAAGTCCAAAGACTGGGTGCGGACACAGCTTCGCGCCATGGCGGACCTTGGCGTGTTCACCCTTCGTGAGGCCGGAACAGCAATGGTGGCGGAAATCACCGAGACCGGCATTGATCATGTTGAACGGCGCACAGTCGTGGAAGGGATCGCGCGTCCGGGCGCGGCCCGCTGAGGTGAGCGATGACAGGAAAGCGAGGACGTGGCCGGTTATCAGCGATAGACCTCCTGCCGGACGAGTGCGACGGAATTGTCGCTGAGGCCGCGAAAGATCTCGTGGCGATGGATCGAACACAGGTCGACATTTATCAGGACTTTCGAAACAAGCTGATCGCCCTTCAAGGCGAGACTGGCCTTGGGTTCGATATCCCGTCTTTTTCCTCCTTCAACCGGTATTCGACACGCAAGGCCGCCGCAAAACGCGCGCTCGCGTTGCAACGGGATGTTTCGGCGGCAGTCGCCGAAAGCTTCAAGCCAAAAGACAGCGACGATCTGACGATCTTTATCAGCGAAACCACAAAGACACTGATTGCAGCAATCGTCGAGGAAGCGATTACCGGTCGAAAATCTGTCTCGGCGAAAGAGATCCAGTCTCTGGCGAACGCCGCCTTCAAGATCGAACAAGCCCGGAACCTCTCCGGGCGCACCCGGCGCACGGACGAGGATGAGGTCAACAAGGCCCTCGGTGATGCGATCGACACGGCATCGAAAAAGGTTGGATTGTCTGCAGACAAGGTCGCCCAGCTGCGCCGGGAGTTCCTGGGCGTAAGAGAAGAACAGGCCGACCGTGATGGAGAATAACGAGCAGTTCATTGGCAAGCCGGACGTCTTTGCGGGACCGCCTGTTCTGGCCCGCGCCGATGATCATTTGGCGGATGACCTGCCACGCGGCGCAGATATCCCGGATGACCTGGACCCGCTCAAGGATGGCGTCCTGATGTTTCATCAGGCCGATTGGCTTGCGGACAAGTCGAAACTCAAGCTCTGCGAAAAGGGCCGACGCACAGGCATTACATTTGCCGAGGCGTTGGACGGCACACTTATTGCCGCAACCCGCCGCAAGGATGGTGGCGACAACGTTTTCTATATCGGTGACACCAAGGACAAGGGCCGCGAGTTCATTGGCTATGTCGCCCACTTTGCCAAGATCGTGGCTGAAGAGCTGGCCGCAATCGAGGAGTTCATGTTTCTCGATCAACGCGAAGACGGCTCAACAAAGGAGATCTCGGCCTACCGCGTCCGCTTTGCGTCGGGCTTTCGTGTCGAGGCGCTTTCCTCGCGCCCGGAAAACATTCGCGGCCTTCAGGGGATTGTTGTCATCGATGAGGCCGCATTCCATGCAGATGTGCGCGGCGTGCTCGATGCGGTCAACGCCCTTTTGATATGGGGCGGCAAGATCCGGATCATCTCCACGCATAACGGCGTTTTAAGTCCCTTTAACGAGTTGATCCGGGAAGTCAAAAGCACCGGCAAGCCGCCTTACTCCATTCATCACATTCCGTTCGGCGACGCCATCAAGAATGGCCTCTTCAAACGAGTGTGCCTGATCAAGGGGCAAGACTGGTCAGAAGAAGCCGAACGCCAGTGGGAGGCGGACATTCGTGGGGCCTACGGCTCTCGGACAGCCGCCATGCGGCAGGAGTTGGACGCGATCCCGGCAGAGGCGGAAGGTGCGGCTCTGACACGGGTGCAAATCGAAGCCTGCATGACGGACGGCATCCCGGTTATTCGTTGGGCCTGCGATGATGACTTCAAGAACCTGCCCGACGAGGAACGCAAAATCCGGGCGCGGGCATTTTGCGATGCGACCTTGAAACCGCTCCTGAAGAAACTGAACAAGCGCCGCCAACATGTCTTTGGCGAGGACTTTGCCCGCTCCGGCGACAAGACAGTGATCCTGCCCATGGAGATCGGGCTCGATCTTATTCGCCGCGCCTGCTTTGTCCTGGAACTCCACAATGTGCCGTTCGATCAGCAGCGGGACATTCTCTACTTCGTGGTCGATCGACTTCCGCATATGTGCGGCGGCGCACTGGATAAAACCGGTAACGGCGCATACCTCGCCGAGAAGGCTGCGCAGCGCTATGGCGCGAGCGTGATCGAGGTTCACTTGTCCGCCGCCTGGTACTCTGCGGAAATGCCGCCTTACATCGAAGCGTTCACTGACCGCACTGTCCTGTTGCCTCGCCATGAAGACATTCTCAGAGACCATCAGGCGCTTGCCTATGTGAACGGCATCATCAAGGTTCCGGACGATCACCGGACAAAAGGCTCTGACGGCCTTGAACGTCACGGCGACAGCGCACCCGCAGGTGCACTTGCTTATTTCGCCTCTCGCCAGAACCTGCCCGAATACGGCTATCAGGCGAGCGAGGATGACACCCAGAATTCCATGTTCGACATGAGCAGCTTTCACAGTGGCCTTGACGGGAGACGGCTATGGTAAAAACCCTCCTTGACCAGTATGGCCGACCGATTGACCGGAGCCTCTTGTCAAAACCGGTCGCCACCCCGGAAATCATGGGCGTGCGCCGGACGATCGAGGACCGGGTTGCGCACTACATGACGCCCGACCGGCTGGCCCATGTCCTGATCCAGGCGCAGAACGGCCACGCCCGCGATTACCTGACCCTCGCCGAGGAAATGGAAGAGCGGTATCTCCACTACGCGTCCCAGCTCCAGACCCGCCGACTTGCAATCGAAGGCCTCACGGCCGTCATTGAAGAGCCGGACGGCGTTCCGGCCAAGATCGTTGATGCGGTCCGAGAACTGATGGAAGGCGCGGACGTCGACGACCTATGCGGGGACCTGACTGACGGTATCGGCAAGGGGTATTCCGTTGCCGAGATCATGTGGGAATATCAGGGTGGCAAGCTCCGCCCGGCTGAATATGTCTGGCGGGATCCACGTTACTTCCAGTTCGACAAGGTGGCCCTCAAGACCCTTCGCCTTGCATCTGATACCAACATGGACGGCGACGAGTTGCCGCCTGCCAAGTTCATCATTCACGCCCCGCGCACCAAGGCGGGCGTTCCCTTGCGGCGCGGCCTTGCCCGCCCGGCGGCTTGGGCGTTCCTGATCCAGAGTTTCGGGCTTCAGGACTGGGTGTCCTTCTCGGAAGTCTATGGTCTACCGATCCGGGTCGGTCGCTATCACAGCAATGCCAGCCCGGAAGACAAGCGTACCCTCTTCAGGGCGGTCAAATCGATTGCCAATGATGCGGCTGCGATCATCCCGCAAGGAATGGAGATTGAATTCCACAAGATCGAAGGCCAGCACGGCTCAGCGGTTTTTGGCGAATTGTTGAGTTATGTCGATCAGCAAATCTCCAAGCTGGTCGTCGGTCAGACAATGACCGCTGATGACGGCTCGTCAATGGCGCAGGCGGAAGTTCACAATGATGTCCGCATGGATATCCTGAAGGCCGATGGAAAGCAGCTGGCCGCGACCTTGAACCGGGATCTGATCATTCCGTTTGTGAACTTCAACTTCGGTCCGCAGCCGGTCTATCCGATGGTTTCGTTCCCGGTACCGGAACCGGAAGACCTGACCGCCCTTGCCGACAGCCTCGCAAAACTTCTGCCGCACGGGTTCAGGGTCGACCAACGCGAGATCCGCGAGAAGTTCGGCCTCTCTGATCCGGGGGCCGACGCGGAGCTTCTTGAACCGCGACCGCCAAAAATCGAGAGCGACAAGCCCCAAAACGACAAGTCCGGCGTCCAGAACAAGAAGGCAGATCCCCGTCAGGACAAAGACAGTCAGGACGATGATCGGAAGGAGGCGAAACTTGCTGCCTTCTCTGGCCACCATACCGGTTGCCAATGCGGATCATGCGCAAGTCTTTCAGCAACACCAGGCGGACTGGATGAACTCGACCGTCTTCTGGCGGGCGCTGATTGGGAAAGCATCGCCGACCCGACCTTTGCGCCTCTTCAAGCGATCCTGACAGAAGCCCGGTCTCTTGAGGAAGCCGAGAAGCGCCTTGGCGAAGTCGTCCTCGAAAGTGAGCCGCTTCGTGATGCGCTCGCCCGGTTGACGGCGATATCGCGAGGGCTGGGAGACACCTCAGACGAATAAGGGGTCCAAAAAATTGGCCGAAGCGAAACAGGGCTTTCAGACCCCGAAGGAAATCACCGACTACTTCCGGCAAAAACAGCTGGCTCCCGCGTTCCACTGGGGGGACGTTTGGGGAGAAGAACACGCTTATGCCCATACGGTCGCCAAAGTGGTTGAACTGGAAGTCCTGCAGGTTTTCCATTCAACCCTTGATGAAGCGATTAGCGGTGGCTGGAATTTCGAGCGTTGGGTTGAACGTATCCAGCCTGAACTTGCCCGCCGAGGATGGTGGGGTAAGCGGACGGTCGCGGACCCGACCGGTAAACATGCCGACGAAGCGGTCGACTTTTCCAAACCGCGCCGCCTAAAAACTGTCTTCTGGTCAAACATGCGAGCCGCCCGCGCCGCCGGGCAATGGGAACGCCTTCAGCGCACGAAACAGGCGGTGCCCTATCTTCTCTATGTGCGAACGGCGGCAAGTGATCCAAGGCCCGAACATCTGACATGGGCGGGAATTTTGCTTCCTGTTGATGATCCGTTCTGGAACACCCACTTTCCTCCCAATGGCTGGGGTTGCCTCTGCAGTGTTCGCGGCGTCACGAAATGGGAAGCAACGCGCTTGCTGGATGCGGGCGAAATGGAAATCGACGGGCAGAAGGTCCCCATCTCAACCGAAGCCCCGAAGTTCAAAAAGGTTTCCTACGTCAACAAACGCACTGGCGTTGTCACAGAAATCCCGGAAGGCATAGATCCGGGCTGGCACACGAACCCCGGCCTGTCGCGCGCCCGGACCTTGACCGCCCGCCTTCAGGGCGAATTGGAAAAGGTTGGAGAAGAGATTGCCCGTCGCCAGATCGACAGCCTCTTTGACAGTCAGACCCCGAGCATTCTGGCGGGCCTTGCAGAACGGGTGCAGCTCCCTGTCGCGGTCTACCCTAAACTCAAGGATATGCTTGGCGCGAACTCATCCCTGATCGTTACCTCAAGCGACACGATCAAGGCAAAGACCGGCAAGCATGCCGTCGTCTCGCTGGATACTTTCTCACTTGTCCAGGGCATGCTGGATCTTGGGACCATTGTTGACGAGGGACGTGCGGAGACTGAGCGGGCCGTCTATGTGCAGCTTGGCGGGGCATGGTGGAAGCTGGTCATCAAGAAGTCAGCTGCCGGGTTCCTGCGCCTTCACACGATCTACCGGGTAGACGAGGCCTATGCGCGGAAATGGTTGGAAGGAATACGTGGCGGGAGGACGTGACCCCTCGCGGTCGCATTTGACCGGCACCATCGATTTCGCGCCGCCACGATTTGATTATGCGGAATGGCGTAGAAAATTGCAATTGTACGGTTTGCCGCGTACTGTCGGGGCGTGTTTAAAAGCTAAATGGCGGTTTTATTGTGCGGGCGATTATTGGCTTAGTATTGGCATCTTTATTGGTTTACCCGGCCAATGCTTTGGAACCAATGACTGATCAAGACGCGCACAAAATGGCGCAAACCACCTATCAGTCTATTGAGCAGATGGTCATTTACTTTGACGGAGATATTGCGGCATTGAGCGGCACTGAATTGTCAGTTGCCATGTATAAAACTGCTAGTGCAATTAACAGTATGATTGGCAAATACAGAGAAAAATGGGGGCTGGACCAACTGCGTGCTAGTTTGCGAACTCCCGGCGGCGGGAGCGCCTTGGATAAATATTCTGCCTGCCCGCTCGCTGGATCAATGTTTGCGGAGGCGGCGCTGATACTCGCAACAAAACGCGCCTCCGATATGATTGTTCAGAAATCATTTCAACAATTCCGGGAGGCGTGTGTGGTTGCCCTGCACGCTTATGAAAACGGAGACAGGGCCTCTTCTCGATAAAACGCCCACTGAGCGCCTTCTTCCCCATTTGCGCGTCATTGTACCAAAAAACTCCTGCCGCGCTTTGGTGCCTATTTAAGACCCCCTTAAATTTGATCCTGATTGGCCGCCCCGGATGCGATTTCGCGTCCGGCGTGTTCATCTCGGTTTTAAGCTTAACTGACAGCTGACAGCCCCTCTCAGCCGACCGGCCTTGCGTAATTTCGCGGCCATGACAAATCCGGCTTCAAATACCAACCTTCTGACCTCAACTGGCCTTGCCCTGGAAGTGGTGACCGCTTCTGCGGATGGCGCGGATGCGTTCAAGGCTCCCGAGTGGGTGCAGATCACGCCGCGCGGCAAGGTGCCGTGCCGCGATGGTCGGTCCTTTACATTCGAGCCTGAACGCCTTGTTGCCCGGTTCGAGGCGGAAGGGATCGATGTTCCGATCGATCTTGATCACGGGATCATGACCGGCACGCGCCCGGACGCGGTGGGCTGGATCAAGGAGCTGCAGGCGCGGGCAGAAGGACTGTTTGCCCGTGTCGAATGGCTGGAGAGCGGGCTGGAAGTCTTGCGTGCCCGAACACGGCGGTTCGTATCGCCCACGTTTCATCACACCAAAGAAGGCGTGACGACATGGCTGCATTCAGCCGCCCTCGTTGCCGCCCCTGCGCTCTCCATGGCGGCGCTCGCCCATGCAGACCCAACTTCCCAACAGCAACAGGACATTTCCATGAAAGGAATAGCGGAGGCCCTTGGCCTCAACCCGGAAGCCGACGAGGCGGCCTGCCTTTCAGCTTTCAACACCTTCAAGAGCGGCACTGTCGCCAAGGCCGTTCACGAGGAAACCCTCGCCAAGCTTGAGGCAACCACCAGCGAGCTGAACGGTCTGAAGAAGGCGCAGCACGACAAGGAAGTCAGTGATGTGCTGGAAGCGGCCCTGTCTGCCCGGAAGATCACGCCCGCGCAAAAGGACAGCTACGCGGCCCTGTGTGCGACCGATGAAGGCTTTGAGCAGGTCAAGGCGCTCCTGAGTGCCACTGCTGAAGGGCTTGTCCGCTCGGGACTTGATGAAAAGAAGGCCCCTAATGCTGACGGCGGCTCTCTCGATGCGGCTGCTCTTTCTGCCAAGGCAACCGCCTACCAGGCCGAACAGGCAGCCAAGGGGATCACTGTCGACATCGTGACGGCGGTCAACCATGTGAAGGAGACAAGCGCATGATGCCGCTTATCAAGTCGTACCCGGTCGGCGTTGCCGGGCTGAAGGGCAAGCATATTGCCAAAGTCAACGGCGGCACCGTGGAGACGGCAACAGCTGCCACGGACACCACGCTCGGCCTTGCCGATGAATTCGATCAGGACGCGGGTCAGATGGGCGATGTGATCCTGTCCGGCATCGGCCCGGTGGTTGCGGGCGGCGACATCGACTTCGGCGACAAGCTTATGGCTGATGCGCAAGGGCGCGCGGTCAAGCTGGTCCCGGCTCCCGGCGGCACGGTCGCTGTCGTTGGCACTGCCCTTCGTGACGCTGCTGAGGGGGACATCTTCGACATGCATGTTTCCCCGAGCCTTCTTTCCACCCCGGCCTGATCGGCTGTGAGCACTTAAAGGGTCAATAACATGGCTCCCAATCGTCCTTTTACAGTCGATCCGGTCCTTACCGCGATTGCGATCGGCTATTCCAATCCGGCGCAGGTTTTGATCGCCGACAAGGTTCTGCCGCGCATACCGGTCGGACAGGAAATCTTCAAATGGACCGAGTACCCGGTCGCCGAAGCCTTCACAGTGCCGGAGACGGAAGTCGGTCGACGCGGTCAGGTCAATCAGGTGACCTTCTCAGGAACCGAGCGCGAAAGCTCGACCCGTGACTACGGCCTTGATACTCCGATCCCGATCTCGGATATCAATGTGGCGCGCGCTGCTCGTGAAGCGAAGACATCCAACTATGATCCGGAACAACACTCGGTCGCTATGTTGACCAAGCTTGTCCAGCTTGATCGCGAGGTTCGTTGCGCTAAACGCATTCAGGACCCGAACACCTATGCACCGGGTCGCCGTATTGTTCTCGCAGGTGGAGACCAGCTCTCCGATTATGCCAATTCGGACCCGCTCGGTGTTCTGGATGCGGCGATCGAAGGCACGCTGATATACCGCGCGAATACCCTGGTTATGGGCAATAGGCCCTGGTCGTTCCTGAAGCGCCATCCAAAGCTGGTGAATGCGGTCAAAGGGAACCTGACCAGCGAAGGGTTCATTACCAAGCAACAGCTCGCCGATCTTCTGGATATCAAGGAAGTTCTGGTCGGGGACGCGCATGTGAACACCGCACGTCCTGGACAGGCGGCAAACCTGACTCGGGCTTGGGGGAACTCGATCTCCGCGCTCTATATCGATCCGACCGCAACGAAGGACGAGATTACGTTCGGTTTCACGGCAACGTTCGGCTCCAAGATCGCGGGCCGGATCGAGGACGAGGATATCGGCCTTGAAGGCGGTGTCCGAGTGCGCTCGGGCGAGAAGATCAAGGAAGAGATCGTCGCCAAGGACGTTGGCTATCTGATCCAGAACCCTGTCGCTGAAGCCGCCTGACGCCCGGCGTTCACAATGAAACGACAAGCGGGAGCCGTCTTTCGGCGGCTCCGCGCCATCCTCTTATCCCGGAGACTTTCAACATGGCTCGCAAGGCACGTTCAAACGCTCGCGACAACAGCAAACCGGCTGACGACGCCACCCCGGCAACAGACGACACGAAAACCCATGACGAGGTGGTTTCGGCACCTTCCAATTCCCCTGATGCTGCTTCTGATGCCGCATCTGGTGAAGACGGCGCACCCGGCCCCGAGGACGTTTCGACTGAGGAAGTGCCCGCACCGGAACATGAAGCCGACAAGGGCGCGCCAGCAAGCTCCGAGGCGGTGCCGGTACCGGACGCGGGAGCCAAAGAAGGCGAAGCCAAATCCGAAAGCGAAACAGTCGAAGAAAAAACCGCTGAGGACGAGGCAGGCGAGCCGACAAGGGAAGTCACGCCGCTCTGCCATATCCGGCGCGATGGCAAACTGTTGCCGCCGGGCGTGCCGATCACGGTCACCCGATCCCAGTTCAATGAGCTGAAACGTGCCAAGGCCGTCGAAGGCTCCTTCGACGACTGAAGTCTCCCGATAACTGAAGCAATCCGGCCATGACAACTTACGCGACCATCAATGACATTTCTGATCGGTACCCGAATGACCTGATCATTCTGGCAGCTGACACTCAGACGCGTGAGCTGGACGAAGGCCGGGTTGTCGCCTGCCTTGCAGATGCGGGCGCGGAGATCCGCGCGATCCTTCAGGCGCGCTATTCCGCCGAAGAACTTCGCCGCCTCGATGCCGAAGGTCTTTCAATCCTGAAGGTCTATTCGATCGACATTGCGCTTTACCGGGTGGCGCTGTCCTTCTCGCGGTCAACCGACCAGATCAAGGAACGCTATGAGGCGGCGATCAAGCGCCTTGAAGCGATCGCAACCGGTAAAGGCGGCCTGACCTTTGAAGGGGGGAGCGTTGATCCGGATCTGGCCACAAGCGGCGATATCTCTCCGAACGAGGTTCTGATTGATGTGCCGCCGCGCCCGTTTGGCTCCCGAAGATCGAGGACGCCGCGATGAGCGTCGTCCTTTCCGTTGATACCAGTGGCTTTGACAAGGCGCTCGTTCGCCTTGAGCCTCTTGTCGATCCGAACCTTGGCATGCTCGCCGAGATCCTTTCGGGCGTTGGAGAAAGTCAGACCCGCCGCCGTATCGAGACGGAGAAAACCGCACCTGATGGCACCGAATGGCCAGAGAACGCGGAAGGCACAAGCATTCTGCGAAGAACAGGCGCTCACCTACTCGACAGCGTTGCGTCGCAATCCTCCGGATCGACCGCCGAATGGGGCGCTGCCTGGGAATATGCCCACGTTCACCAGTTCGGCGCGGTCATCAAGCCAAAGACGGCGAAGGCTCTCGGCTTTCATGTCGGCGGCAAGTTCGTTCGGGCAAAGAAGGTTGTCATTCCCGCCAGGCCTTTTGTCGGTCTGTCGAAGGAAAACGAGGCGGAACTCGTTGATGTGGTGACCGACTTCCTTGGCGTTGGAGATGCGGCATGATCGAACCCCAATCCCTTTCGGAGTTGATCGCTGTTGATCCGGTCTTTGGCTTGCAGAAGGCCATCTGTGACACGCTGCATCGCCTGTTTCCTGATGTGTCGGTGCGCCAGCATCCGGGCAAGCTCGATGTTTATGACGTGATTGAAGGCGAGACGATCGCAGCGCCTGCCATTCTGGTTGGCTGGACGGCGATCAAGACGCCGCGCGATGTGACCGGGGCTTATGAGCTGCCGATCGATTTTGCCGCCTATATCATCGCCGAGGACTATGCGGATCGCGCCCAGAACCGGGCGATCGACCGGCAGGCGATTGCCTTTGCCATCGGGTCACGCCTTCTCGACATTCTTCAAGACCCCGATCTGCAATGCTTTGACCAAACTGGGGTTACGCCACCTGCGGCCAAGCCGGAACCCGCCCTTCGTCCACTCTTTACAGCGACCGCTCATGGCAAGGGCACGGCTTATTATGCGGTGACTTGGCAACAGACAATTGTGGGCCTCGGCCCTGATCTGACCGGCGGGCCGACGCCTGCAATGGTCCCCTATGGCGATGCAGATGGACCGGGGCTTACCTTTGCTTCTGACGACGATATTCCGCCCGAGATTGCTGCCCTCATCAAGGAGGACAGCCAATGAGGTCTGAAACAGCCCGCGAACTTCGCACCCTACGGCGCTTGCTCGCCCAAGCAGAAAGCCGCATGGCGCGAATGCATATGACCGGCAAGGTGCATCCCGGTTCTCAGGACATGAAGGCCCGCACGATCCGCCTGGAGCTTGGGGAAACCACAGACGGAAAGCCGATCCTCTCACCGCCTGTTCGCTGGGCTAATCCCGGCAATGGTCGCCTGAAAATTCATTCCGCCCCCGGCGACAACGAGCAAATGACCCTCTTCAACCCATCGGGGACGATCGGTCAAAACAGCCTGGCGCAGTATGCGACCTATGACGATGACAATCCCCCGCCGAGCGACCAGATCGACGAGACGGTCATCAAGTATGGCGACACCGTGATTGTTCTGAAAGGCGATGAGGCCCGCGTCAAGTCGGGCAAGGTCATTATTGAAAGCGATGATGTGAACCTTGGGGGAGACGGCGGCAAACGGGTTGCCCGCATCGGCGACAAGGTCAGCGTCAAGTCCGGCTCTTCAAAGGGCCTTTGGCCGATCGTTGAAGGGTCTTCAATTGTGAAGGCGGTGGACTGATGCGAGCGCTTCGATATCGCCGAGGGTTCCACCCTGTGACGTTCCAGCCTCTTGTCGGCTGGCCGCATGTTGTCCAGTCGCTCGCCATCATCTGGATGACCCGGCTGGATACGCGGGTCATGCGCCTTGATTTCGGCTCGGACCACTTCTCGCTGCTTGCCGAGGACATTACTCCGGATCTCGCCTTGCGGTTATACGATGCGCTCATTGGCGCGGCCCACAAACACGAGCCGGAATACCGGATCAGGACCATGCAGCTGGTCAAGGTTGCCAGAGACGGCACATTGGCTGTTCGCCATGGCGGGGTCTACTACCCTGAAGGCCGGTTCGGGATCTACGACTTTGAACAGGACGTCACGGCAACAGCGCCGCTCCACCACTACCGGGAGGCGGCATGATCGATCTGGAAAAGCTCCCCAAGCCGGAAGTGATCGAGGAACTGGATTTCGAGCAGATCCACGCCGAGCAGCTGGCGGACGTGAAAGCCCGCCTGGAAGCCAGAGGCTATTCCTTTGACACCGGTGGCCTGAATTCGGAAGTGATCGCCATAGTCCTGCAAGCCACCTCTTTCCGCGAGTTGGAGGTACGCAGCCGGATCAACAATGCCGCCCGGTCCAATCTGTTGGCCTTTGCCTTCAAGAATGGCCTTGAACAACTGGCCGCCTGGCTTGGTGTCGCCCGCCTTGAGGGCGAAAGCGACGAGCGGCTGAAGAGGCGGTACCAGCTGGCGACCATTGGTCGGTCAGCTGGAGGACCGCCAGAGCGATACAAGGACATAGCGCTCAAGGCCAGCGCCGAGGTCCGGGACGTGAAGGTCTGGAGCGACGAGGACAGCCCTTTGGTCAATGTCGCCGTCTTGTCGGCGATTGGAGACGGCAGCGCCTCGATGTCACTTCTGGCGATTGTTCGCGCGGCGCTGGAGCAAAAATCCGTCAAGGTCACCAATGACCGGTTCAACGTCATGTCGGCAGTGCGCCGGACCGAAGATCTTCACCTTCGGGCGCGGCTTGCGCCGGATGCCCCGGCCTCTCTCATTGAGGCGATTGGACCGCACCTCAAGTCAGAGTGGGTAAAGCAAGATCTTCTCGGTCTGGATCTGGAACCGTCCTGGATCATTGCGACCGGAAGACTGCCGGGCATAACTTCCCTTGAAGTATTGGCTCCGCATGGCCTGATCGAGGCAAAAGGCTTTGAAGCGATCGCCCTTGGCGATATCGCCGTTGAATATGTCGGGAGGGGCCGATGATCCACACCCTTCTGCCTGACAACTATGCTCCTACAGAGGTTGCGGTGGAACTTGCCGGAGCCTCTGAAGACCGTCTTATGCCCGGCGTGGACCGGATCCCCGGCTGGAAACTCACTTCGCGGTCAGCGTCCCTCATTCCGTTCCTGATCTATGAGTTCGGCCTTGAGGCGCTGGTTCCCTATATTCAGGATCAGTATTTCCTGATTGATGCCGGTCGCCAGTGGGCGCGGGTTCGAGGAACCCACAAGGCCATTGATGACGGCCTCGGCTTTGTGGGCTATGCGGCGGGGATTGAAGAACCTCCCGAGCGCCGCTCGACATGGTGGAAGGTTCAGCTGCATCTGGATCGACTTCGCGACAGCGAGGAAGACCTTGAGCGGATCGACGGGATAGTCGGTCTTTCACTTCCAACGCGCTCCAAACTTCGCCGCGTTTATCACGGTTACAACATCCCGGCAGTTGAGACCGGCTACACCCGGCTCGGGTCCTGCCGGTTGGCAGGAGATAGCGGCGTCAGGGTACGAGGGCTCCGGCCCAAATGGAGTTTTGGCCGCACGCATGATTTCTCCATGCAGCTGGTTCAGGCTGACTATGAGGCGCTCGGCATCTGGATCCCGGAAGTATCTTCGCAAAAATGGATCGACATGGATTTCCCATGGGCCGATGCCAATTTCCGTTGGGCGGATGATGCGGAGATTGCCCGCCGTGTCTCCCTTGGTCAGTCCCTTGAGCAATCCTCTGTTTGGCTGAAGTTTACCGACACGACAGGTGCCGTGATTGGCTACCGGAACGCGACCTGTCGCGCCGTTTCGGCGGCGCTCGACGGCTTTGACGTTTCCGGTAATCGATATGCCCGTGACCGCGAAAACCCGACCCATGTGCTTGCGTTCGGTCGAACAGACTTTGGTGAAGGGTATGGCGCAACCGCTGCGCAGGTTTCTCTCCTGTTTGGCCCTGACCTTACCGATCCAAGCCGCCCCGGCGCTCTCTGGCTCGGGCCTTCCGGTTTAAGTGGCGGTGTCGAGATCGCCGCCCAACCGCTTGACCTTGAGTTCGGCGAAACCGTCCGCGACCACGTCCAGATCCTGATGAGGCTTTAAATGGATTTCGAACATCCCGAATTGGAAAACGTTCGCGACCGGTCTCCGACAGCACCGGCAAACCGCATACGCGTCGAGTTTATCGACGGACGATTTATCGAGGGTGCGGAGCTGAACGAGGTTCAGGGTCTGATTGAGCGTAACATTACAGCTGTTGCAAAGATGTCAGCCGCGAATGGGGACATTCTTGAAGGGGCCGGGATCAAGGTCGAATTGATCGCAGATCCCGCAGCCCCGAATGGTCCTGCGACACACGCCAATATCACCCTGCAGGCGGGCAAGGTCTTCGTTGATCGGGGTCTTGAAGTTGAGGCAGCGTATCTTGAGAATGTGCCGATCTCCGGTCAGGTCTCAGTGGGGGTTCGCAAGCTTCGCGGCTATGTCACTTCCGGGCAGGACGAAACTCTCAAGGGCATTGCCGAAGGCGAGCCAAGTTTCAACGAGCCG